ACACTTTAGACCCAGATCTTAAAGTAACTGGAACAGTAGGAGGCCCTAGCCCTGCACAACAAATACAATCTAAAAGTAAAACTAAAACATCTAGAAGATCAACTATGCTGACAGGACCTCAAGGATTAAGAGATACAGATTTAAAAATTAAACGAAAAAGACTATTAGGTACGGAGAGTTAATATGCCAAAAAAACCAGGACTATACGCAAACATACATGCAAAACGTAAAAGAATAAAAGCAGGCTCTGGGGAGAAGATGCGTAAACCAGGTGCTAAGGGTGCTCCTACAAAAGCTGACTTTACAAGATCTGCTAAGACTGCTAAGAAAAAATAATGGTTAAAAAAGCTCATCAAAATAAATCAGGTGGCTTAAACGCAAAAGGTCGTGCGCATTATAATGCAAAAGGTCATAACTTAAAAGCACCTCAAAGTAAAGGTACTGACGGTCGACGCGTATCATTTGCTGCGCGTTTTTCAGGTATGAAAGGCCCGATGAAAGATGAGAAAGGTAAACCAACAAGATTAGCACTGGCACTTAAAGCATGGGGCTTTAGCAGTAAGGGTGAAGCTGCATCATTTGCAAGCAGGAATAAAAAATCATAATGGATACAAAAGTAGATCATATTATAAAACGTCAAGGTCAACTCGAATCAATGAGAGCACCTTGGGAAAGTCTATGGCAGGATTGTACAGACTTTGTAAACCCACGACGTGGTGACTTTTCTATAGAACGTCATAAAGGTGATCGTACACGTTATGATAAAGTATTTGATTCTACAGCACCACTAGCAAATGAACAGTTAGCAAGTGGACTACACGGATTTTTAACATCATCTGCAGAACAATGGTTTAGTCTCACTATACCACGAGTCAACGATATACTTAGCCAATCAGTACGTAACTGGTTACAAGGTACAACTGAGACAATGTTTGATGATGTGTTTAATACACCTGAATCTAATTTTACTACATCAGTACATGAATTATATTTAGACCTTGGATCTTATGGTACAGCTGTTATGTATGTAGAAGACAGACCAGGTAGACCTATAAACTTTAGAACATTTCACTTAGCTGAATGCTATATAGCTGAAGATTCAGAAGGTAGAGTAGATACATTATATCGTAAGTATAAACATACAGCAAGACAACTTGTACAAATGTATGGTGATAAACTACCTGAAAAATTTGTTGAAATGTCTTATAAACAACCACATCAAGAATTCACTTGCATTCATGCAGTCGAACCAAGAGATACATACTCACCTAAAACTAAGATGAATACACAAATGCCATATAGCAGTTGTTATGTCTTAATGGAAGAAAAGATACTACTAGATGAATCAGGTTTTAATGAGTTTCCATATTTAGTACCTAGATGGTCTAAGACCGCTGGTGAAATTTATGGTCGTTCCCCCGCTATGACATGTTTACCAGACATACGAATGGTAAACGAAATGACCAAGACCGTCATTAGGGCTGCTCAGAAACTCACTGATCCCCCACTCTTAGTACCTGATGACGGTTTCATGTTACCGCTAAGGACGGTACCCGGGGGTCTGAATTATTATAGATCTGGTACTCAAGATAAGATTGAGCCATTAATAAATGGTGCAAGACCAGATATTGGTTTAGATTTTATAGACTCAAGACGTGACCACATACTAAAAACATTCCATGTTGATTGGTTACAAATGAGACAAGACGGTCCACAAATGACCGCAACAGAAGTTTTACAACGTCAAGAAGAAAAAATGCGACTCCTAGGCCCGATGGTAGGTCGTCTACAAACCGAGTTCTTAGGACCATTGATCGATCGTGTATTTGCCATAATGGCAAGAAGACAAGCTATTGCATCTCCGCCACCAGAGATACAAGGCGCAAAACTAAAAGTTGAATATGTGTCACCTGTAGCAAGAGCTCAAAGGTCACAATCAGTATTTAACTTTAGTCGTTTCATGGAACAAATAATGCCGTTAGCAAATATCAGACCAGAAATATTTGATAACTTAGATGCTGATGGTGCGTTCAAATGGGCTCATGGTACACTTGATGCTCCAATGGAAACATTGATGTCAGAAGAAAGTGTAGCACAAATGAGACAACAACGACAAGAACAACAACAAGCGGCTATGCAAGCTGAACAAGCACAACAACTTGCAGGCGCTGCTAAAGATGCCAGTGCGGCAGGAATATTAGGTGGCACAGAAACAACCGAAACTTAACGAATTACATGATGCTTATAGAGCTGTGTTTTCTACTAAAGATGGAGAACGCGTACTAGAGCATTTGTGTAAAATAGCCTTTATACATGATTCAACTTATGTACAAGGCGATCCTTACGAGTCTGCACACCGTGAAGGTCAACGTAGACTTATACTATCAATTCTAAGATTTTGTAATAGAGATCCTAGAGAAATAATGCAATTAATGCAGGAGAATAATAATGGTTGAAGAATCAACAGGGTCCGTAGAGACTGAAGCTCCGGTAGAAGCACCGGTAGCAAACACGGGTAGCTCAGCTGATTGGAGATCTAGTATAGATCAAGAAATAGCAGGCGATCCAAGTTTAGCAGACATTAAAGACTTAAATGGATTAGCTAAGTCATATATAAACGCTCAAAAAATGGTAGGTGCTGATAAAATAGTATTACCAGGGGCTAATGCATCAGAAGATGAAATGAACGAATTTTATAATCGTTTAGGTCGACCTGAAAAATATGAATTTGATAAAGTTGAGTTACCAGATGGTTTTGAACATTCAGAACCTATGGATACTGCAATGAAACAACTTATGCATGAAACAGGTTTAACTAATGCTCAAGCTAATAAACTTTATACAGGTTATCTACAGTATTTAGGTAATGAGTATAATGAAGCTGTAAGTCAAAATGATCAAATGAGATCTGAATGGCACACACAACTTAAAAAAGATCTTGGTAAAGCATTTGATGAGTCTGTAGACTTATCACAACGTGCTGCTAAAGAGTTAGGTGGTGAAGAGCTATTAAAATGGTTTGATGAAACAGGACAAGGTGATAATCCTATGTTTGTTAAGCTATTTGCTAAAATTGGTAAGATGATGTCTGAAGCAGGTGCTGAACCTGGTGAAGTTAAATCATTCGAACTAACACCTGACGCTGCACAACAAGAGATAGCTAGATTACAACGTGACCCTAACTTTATGAATCAATATACTGATAAAGAGGCACAAGGTCATGCTGAAGCTATTAAAAAGATGGAATATTTATTCGGTTATGCTTATCCTGATAGCGAAGAAGCAGTGTAACTATAAATAAATAGAGTATATAATCCAAATTACGGGTAGCTCACTGAGTCCGTAGCTGTATACCCAGGCTTAGGGTAGCGGAGGTCCGAAAGGGTAGCCACTGCGAGAAGTTTAACTATAACAGGAGGACATTTTATGTCAACTCAAATAACTACAGCTTTTGTGCAACAGTACAAAGCTAATGTTGAGCACCTCTTGCAACAAAAAGGTTCTCGCCTACGTCCATACGTAAGAGTCGAATCTCAGAACGCTGAGTACGAATTTTACGATAGAATAGGCGCTACCAATGCATTAGAGGTGACAGGTCGTCATCAAGACACTCCGCTTATCACAGTACCACACGATAGAAGACGTGTTTCTCTACGTGACTTTGATTGGGCAGAATTAATTGATAGAACCGATCGTATTAGATTATTAATCGATCCTACATCTCCATACAGCCAAAACGCAGGTTTTGCTTTAGGTAGAAAAATGGATGAGATTATTATCGAATCAGCTTTTGGAACAGTTTACACAGGTAAAACAGGTTCTAGCTCTGTAACACACCCTGCAGGTCAAGTGATCGCAGTCGACTATGTCGAAAGTGGTTCAGCAGCTAACTCTGGTCTTACAATTGGTAAACTAAGAAGAGCTAAACAAATATTAGACCAAAACGAAACAGATCCATCAGATCCTCGTTATATCATTTGTACAGCAAAACAAATTAATGATTTGCTACAATCAACTGAAGTAACAAGTGCTGACTTTAACTCTGTTAAAGCTTTGGTACAAGGGGACGTTAATACGTTCATGGGCTTTGAGTTCATTAGAACCGAGCTTGTTGCGACAGATGCAAACTCTTACAGAAGAGTTATTTGCTACTCTAAATCTGGTCTATTGCTTGCAGTAGGTGCGGATGTAAATGTAGACATCGGTCCAAGACGTGACAAACGTAATTCAACACAAGTATATTGCTCTGCTTCATTCGGCGCTGTCCGTATGGAAGAAGAAAAAGTACTTGAAATTAAATGTGCAGAATAAGGAGGTAACCAATGGCTGTAACAACTCAAAATTCTACAGAGTATGGTAACTCAGTTGCCGTACCTCCAACTTTTGCTCAACCAACTGAAGCTCATGGTAGAGTACGTATTATGTTCTTTACTCATGACCAAGATGGTGCAGGAGATGCTACATCAAGTGTAGCACTAGGTAAACTACCAGGCGGTAGAGTACGCGTACTATTATCTTCATCTAACGCTTATGTAAACTGGACAACTGCTTCAGCTACATTAGATCTTGGATGGGACGCTTTTACAGCGGTTGATGGTACAACTACAGCAGCTGATCCAAATGGACTTATTGACGGTCTTAATGTGGACACAGCTGGTCAGTTCTCTTTAGGATCTGGCGTTGCTGCTACAGGCGGTACACACGTTTTTGAAAGCAGAGACGGAGTTATACTTCGTGCTACTTCTCAAGACGTTGCACTCGCTGATGGCGATGACCTAGTTGGCTACATCATGTATGTTGTAGACTAATAGAACGGGGGTACTTCGGTACCCCCAACCTTAGGAGCAAAAGATGGCGACAGCGGCAGCAGACGTAGATTTAGTAAATAGAGCTTTAGCACTTTTAGGTGTTGAGGCTATTACTTCATTAGCAGATACAAGTAAACCAGCGGCAACCGCTAGTGTTTTATTTGATGATACAAGAGCTTCAGTATTTAGAGCTCACCCATGGAATTGTTTAATTAAACGTGCATCATTAGCACAAGACGTCGTAGCACCTGCTTACGGCTTTACATATAAATATGCATTACCAGCAGATTATCTAAGACTTGTAAATATAGAAAATGGATTAGAATTATTTCAAATTGAAAATGGATTTATACTATATGATGAAGATGTTTTAAATATTAAATATGTAGCACTAGATACAGATGTTACAAAATATGATCCATTATTAAAAGATGCATTAGCAGCAAGACTTGCATACGAATTAGCACAACCTTTATTACAAAGCACTAGTGCAATGTCAGACATGTTTACATTGTATGAAACTAAATTAAAAGAAGCTAGATATGTAGATGCACAAGAAAACTGTTATGATACATTAGAAACAGATTACTGGATTGAATCAAGACAAGGACTAAATAGACCAAACATTGAAACTCCACCAAGGAAATAACTATGGCTAAAGGTACGCCGATACAAACAAATTTTACCGGTGGTGAAATCAGTCCTAAACTACTAGGTCGAGTTGACCTAGAAAAATATACACAAAGTTGTAAAAACATAGAAAACTATATTGTATTTCCACATGGTGGATTAACAAAAAGATCAGGTACAAGATTTATAGCTGAATGTAAAGACAGCACAAACACTAAAAGACTTATACCATTTGTATTTAGTACAACACAAGCTTATGTACTAGAGTTTGGTGATACATATATTCGTTTTTACCGTAATGAAGGTCAAGTAACATCAGGCGGTTCTGCATATGAAATATCATCACCATACGCTCACGGTGATTTAGATGGTTTATCATTTACACAATCTGCAGATATTTTATATGTAACACATCCTAATTATCAAACAAGAAAAATAACAAGAACAGGTCATACAGCATGGACAGTTACAAAGTTTGAACCACAAGATGGTCCTTATTTAACTGATAATACAACTAGTACAACACTCACTGTATCAGCTCATACAGTAGGTACAGGCAGAACAATGACAGCAAGTACTGGTATATTTGCAAGTACTGATGTTGATCGTGTCGTTAGATTTCGTGATGGTTGGGGTTTAATTACAGGTTATACTTCAGCAACTGTTGTTACAATAGAAATATTTCATGATATGGGTTCTACGTCACATTCTACAGACTGGGCACTTGGTGCATGGTCAGGTACTACAGGTTGGCCAGCATGTGCTACATTCTATCAAGATCGTTTATTTTTTGGTAATACAACAAACCAACCAAATACAATATTTAGTAGTAAGTCAGGTGACTTTGAGAACTTTGCAGCAAATGATATTGCAACTAGTGCAGTTGCTGATGATTCAGCTCTTATCTTTACATTGTCTACAGATCAGGTAAATGCAATACGTTGGATGTATGGTGCAAAACAATTAGAGATAGGTACATCAGATGGTCCATTTTTAATGTCATCAGGTTCTGATAACTTAGCATTGACACCTACAAACGTAACAGTAAACAGAGAATCAACAGATGGTGTAGCAGCACAAAAACCTATTGGTGCTAGTAAATTTACAATATATACAGATTCAAATAAAAGAAGAATTAGAGAATTAGGTTATAAACTAGAAGTTGATGGTTTTGTAACAAATGATTTAACTTTACTTGCAGAGCATATTACAACAGGTTCTACAATTAAAAGTATTACATATGCAAGATCTCCTAACAACATTATATGGATGTTATTAGAAGATGGTAGTTTACGTGGTATGACATATGAACGCGATCAAAATGTAGTAGCATTTCACCGTCATATTTTAGGTGGTACAGATGTAGATATAAAATCTATTGTCACAATACCTAATCAAACAGAAACAGAGAATCAGCTTTATATGATTGTAAGCCGTACAATCAATGGTGCTACAAAACATTATGTAGAATTTTTAGAAGAAACATTTGATACAAACGAAGGTAAATTACCTGCCGATGCTTTCTTTGTAGATTCTGGTTTAACATATACAGGCTCAGCTACAACTTCAGTTTCAGGTTTAGATCATTTAGAAGGTCAAACAGTAAAAATATTAGCAGATGGCGCAACACATCCTGATGTCACAGTTTCATCTGGTGCTATTACACTAACACGAAGTGCTAGTACTATACATGCGGGGCTTGGTTACACAGCTTCTGCTACAACACTAGACCCTGAGATACCTGATCAATTTGGTACATCTCAAGGTAAGACAAGACGTATAGAACGTACAAGTATACGTGTTGTAGATACCTATACTTTACAAGTAGGTCCTGAAGGTAGTACTCTAGAAGAGATACCATTTAGAGCTGCTGGTGACCCTATGGATACTATTACATTGTTTACAGGTGATAAACGTATATTGATTAACCATCAGCCAGAACGTAAATTTAACTTAGTTATCCAACATAATAAACCACAACCATGTACGGTGTTAGCAATTATGTATGCATTGGTGGTGTCAGACAGATGATATATAATGTAGTATTACATAAAAGGAGAATGTCTTAATGTGCGATCCAGTAACAGCTTTAATGATAGCCACTACAGCTGTAGCAGTTAATTCAGCTGACAATGCAGCTACAGCTAAAGAAAAACAATTTGATGCACAAGCTCAATTAGCCGATCAAAATGCTCAAATCAGCTTAGCTATGGCACAACTTGAAGAAGATAAATTAAATAGACAACTTTATAAAATAATAGGTAGTCAGCGAGCAGGATACGCTGCTGCAGGGGTTACAATGGAAGGTACACCAACTGATGTAGCAGTTGATACAGTTACACAAGGTGAAATAGATCGACTATCAATCAGATACGGTGGAGCTGTTAATGCTTACAATTCTGAAGTACAAGGTAAAATGGCAAGAGCAGATGCTCGAATGGCTGATAGTGCAGGAGATTCTGCAGTGCTTGGTACAATACTAGGTGGCGGAACAAGTTATTTAAATGCAAATCCTGGATCATTGGGAAATCTTGGAAGCATATTTGGTGGCGGTGATGGAACTGATTATGGAACCATGTTATCTAGACCACCAGGCGGATCAGGAGGATATTAATGCCAATTGTACCTATCACTACTGATGCTATTCAACAAGCTGTAGACCCTGTTCAAGTTGATACAGCTAAAAGTTGGGTATTTGAAAAAATAAATCAGTTAAAAAAAGTAAGTAATACACACAGTGTTGATTTAATAAATGCTATTGATTCTAAGCAGTATGTTGAAAATCCAGGATTTGTATCAGGTGAAGACCCTGGTACATATACAAACCAAAAAAGAGATTATATTTCTAAAACATTACAAAGTCCTGAATTTACACCACCTAATGAAATTGCTGCACAACTTTGGAATCAAGAGACAAGTAAATTTACTGCAAGCGAAATAAATTCTGCTATTAATATAGAAGCTCGTACTCGTATAAATGGACGTGTAAATCAAGTGAGATCAGGTATAAATAGTATGGTTGATAATATAAATGAAAATCCTTATCCTGGTAATTTATTTAATTCACTAGAACATTTAGAAGGTCTTATAGGTACTATTGATCAACAACAACAAAAAGATTATCCTGGTTATTTACCAGAAAATATGACAAAAAATATGGTAATTGATAGCAAAAGAAAAATGGCAAATGCTTATATATCAGGTAACAAAAAAATTGATCCTTTAAGTACGATGAATGATATCATGGAAAAAAGTAGTTTTTATAAAAGCCTTGGTTTAAGTGATGAAGATCTTACACTGCATTACCAAGAAGCTGCTAAAACATACCAGCAAACGGCTATAAAAGATATCAAAACTATTATTGCAATTCTTAAAGATGATTTAGATAAAATTCAAATGAATGGTGGTTCTTTAGATTCTAGCTCATTAGCCAAACTTAGTGTTGATGATTATTCACATGATGATTTTATATTAAAACTAGCAATGATTGCACCTTGGTTTGGTGATAATTTAGCAAGTGGTAGAAGAACACACCAAGGTGAATCTCAACTTACAGCAGTTGAAGAAGTTGACGGTATGACTTATATATTTCCGACAATAAGATGGAATGGTATTAACTATACTACATATGAGGATCCTTTTGAAGCTTTAAATGTAGCACTTGATAACGGAGATGCAATACCTGTTAAAGATATACAACAAGGAAATAGAATTAGTAAACACATGTCGAGGTTATTATCATGGCAAAAATAACTACATACGATGCAACTAAAAGTATTAATCCACAACTATCTATGCCTCGATCTCAAGCAATGGATATGGTATTTCAAGCGCAAAATAGTGTTGTAAATAACTTAACTGAACTTGGAAGTACTATTATAAAAATAGATGATACTATGCGAGGAGCTCAAGCTACTGGAGATATTATAAACAAAGGTAGTATGTTAGATAGTAATAAAATAGCACAATTAAGTAGATTGTATGATGGTTATCAAATGGATAGATTACAGAATCTCGATACCGCAAATGAAAAATTAAATCAAATGGCTACAATGATTGATCCTGAAGGAGCTCTTGTAGAAAAATTAGGCGGTTTACAAGCCACAACAAGAGATAAGGCATTAGCTACTGCTTATCAAAAACTTACAACTAATCATGCATTAAAAGTAAAAGATCCAGGAGAATTTTATTTAAGAAGACCTGATGTTTTAGCTGTAACTAAAGGAGATGGTACACGTACAGATGAACGAGATGAAGCCATGATAGATGAACAAATTAAACATGGGGTATCTCCTAGTAAAGTAAATGTATTAACAAATACAGAAGCTAAAGCGATGGTAACTTCTTTAATGTCAGAACCTGATCCTGATAAAGCTAGAATGATGTGGCAAAATATTGTACAAGACCCTCAATATGATAGGGTATTAAGACAACTAGGAGAAAATGGTTTACCATCATCTTTAAAGATGTTAGCTCATATAGATATAAGATATAACACGGCTATATTTAATGCGTTAAAAATAACAGATGATCAAGTAACAGATTACTATGCTGGTAAAGTTGACAGAAATCCTAATGATATTAAAGAAGCTGTAGATCCTGTGATAGAAGATTTTTTCAATGCATTAACAGGTGGTAATATGATGAAACAAATGGCTATTACTCCTGATATAAGAACTATGGTTGAAAAGTTAACATTTACTTTAATGACTACTCAAAACCTTAGTGAAACAAATGCTGCTCAAAAAGCAGTAGACATAATAAAAGAAGGATTTGATATACAAGATGATGATGTAGGACAATATGTATTACCAAAAGCTCAAGGATTAGATGCCGATCTTATACACGGTAGATTAACTGGTATTAAATATAATCCGCTTGCCTTTGATAAAATGTGGAAAGAAATAAGTCCTAAAATTCCTGGTACTGCTTTAGAAAGTTTACAACTTGACATAGAAAGTAGAGGTATGATATTTAAAGAATTTGTACAAGAAAATATGAGATTTGTAAATGCAGATGATACAGGCGATGGTTTCTATATATTATTAGATATGCCAAATGCAGCTCTAGCACAACCTCTTGCTGATGAATTAGGTAGGCCTATCACTATAGGTTTTAAACAATTAGAAAAATATTCAGTACCTAGTATATTTGGAGATGATTAATGCCGTCGTTTGACTCAGGCTTTAAAACACAAGTAGATACAACTTTCTATGGTCGAGGTCTAGATTACTTTGAACCATCGGCTGGTAGTGTTACTAATGCAGCTATAGAACAAGGTTGGAGATTTACTGGCTTTGATAGTATTGAGAGAAGTACAGAAGCTGGTATATTAGAAGGAATAAGAAAAACACAAGAAATTTTAAGATCTGGTAGAAAACCCTCAGCTTTTGAAAAATTAAATTATCAAGATCCATCTGGCCCTAATGCTGAATATTTAAAAAAGAAATATGATATTAAAGAATTTGATTTAAAGGATAAAAACTATCTTAACGAAAAATATGGTGATACAGGATTAAAATTTGAAAATGATATGCTTGACATAGAAGCTAAAATACTCTATGAAAAGAAAAGAGCTGAAATAAAAAATAATTATATTATGTCCCAAGCTGAAGGCGGTCGATTTGCAAAAGGCATGTTGATCAATATGGGCATGGCAATGTTAGATCCTGTAAACTTAGGTTTACTATTCATACCAGGGACTATTGGAACTAAAGGATCTAATATGGGCTGGAAAAGTCAAGCTTTTTTAGGTGGAGCTAAAGCAGGTGCTATAGGTAGTGCAGCTATCGAAGCAGTAATTTATCCAGTTGCTGAATCTGAACAGGCTGACTATACCATGTATGATTCACTTATAAATATAGCCTTCGGTTCTGTAGCTAGCGGTGGTTTACAACTAGGCGGAACAGGTTACCAACGTATGGCAGCAAAAAGACTTGCTATAAAACAGCTAAAAAATGACGAAAATATAGATGTTGAAAATATATCAAGTACTATCTTAGAAGAAGCTGAAGGTGATGTTAAGGCAGAAAATGTAAAAGGTTTAGATGTTGATGAATTAAGTGATGAAATAGGACAATTAAAACAAGCTATTAAAACAAAAAAAGCTAGAGATACTAGGATTAAAAATAAAGAGATAAAAGACTCATTTACTCGAGAAGTTTTAGGTCTTGAACCGGGAGAAAGAATAACATTTGGTGAATTGACTGATGCTGAATTAGATGCTATTAAAAAAGCAAATATTGGAGGTTCAACTGTTGTTAGAGGTATGCAGAAAAATAAAGCAGAATTAGATGATGCTTTA